CTTGCCCTTATCCTTAGTATCACAAATGGCAATGATAGCATCGGGTTCATTCTCTGGCAGTTCAAAGTACCGTCTTAACTCTACCTCAGCATAGAGTTGTCCCTCACGCTCAATCGGTCTATTACGATATAGTGCGGAAAACGTAGCCTCATCCATATCTTGTTCAAGTCTTTGTAACGCTTCTGTGGTATAGCCAAGGTTGTACGGATAATCAAAGTTAGAATTGCCGTCAGCATCGTAGCAATCTACCTCGATAAACTCAGCCCTGTCATCTTCCCCATATCGGTCATACAAACGCCCTATAATGTCTCTGACCGACCAACGTGTAGCGATATGCAATTCCTTGCATCGTCCTATCTTACGCTGTAAGAGGTCGCCTGTATACGTTCCCCACAGTGATTGTAGCCTGTCCTCGGATAACGCAACATCCATACCGCTAATCAGGTCATCACAGTAGAGTAGCGACTGAGCGCGGACACGACCAGCATTACCCGCACCAATCGTTGAAAAAGAAAACGTGCCAAAACGCTTTTCGGTTTGCAAATCTATTAAATAGTTCTTAGCGTCTGTGTTTACCACAGGGGTTGTAGGGAATACCTTAAGGAAACGATATTCGCTGTCTTTGCCTACGATCTTGAGTATCTGTTCATACGCACCTTTGATAAACGCAGCATTATGCGATACCGTCAGCATAGACTTGTCAGGGACTTTGCCTCCCCACCACGTCAGGAAGAAGAAAGCAAGTGTAGACTTACCGATACCTGGGGGGAGAGATATACACAGCAAGTCTAATTCATCATCGTATAGTCTCTGTAACTGTATTGCCAATGGCTTAAGTTGCCTACGTCTCGGTGCGTAGAACTTCTGCTCGGGCACACGATCCCACTCAAGGTATAGACAATAACTGTCAAAGTCATACGGTGCTAAGGTGTAAAGCAACTCTTCGTGTGCCTTAAAGAAGTCTCGCATCAACTCTACGTCACAAAGACGGGGAACAAGCCTATCCAAATAGTCAGACAGCCACCGCCCGTGAGCAATCGCTGTCTTAACTGATTTTTCGTTCTTTGTGCCCTCACGGATCATTGCTATGTAGTCATAACACGTCCGTATGTCTCTGTTAGCCTTGAATGAGGTCTTGATAGCATTAAGTATCTCAGGAATGTTCATTCTTCGTCCTCCGTCAGTTTGAATTTGGTACGATACTTTCCCTTTTCTCTGATAACGCACTCATACCCCATAGCATCAAGAGTCCTGAGGAACGGCTTAACCTTGTAGTCCTGATCTCGGTAGAACTTAACGGCTACACTTGCCCTGGACTTGTAGCCCATTCGGTTAGCCAACTCCGCATTACTTATCTTCTTTTTCTTCATCAACTTTTTGATTACTTGCGCTGCTGTCATTGATAGCCTCCGTACTTATTAGTTTGCCTGTACCGATATTCCGTAAGCATTGCAACTCCATGTAATGTAACTCTTCTTCCGTGCCCTCATATCGGGTAGTAACGACTATTGCGCCTGAAAGGTCTTTCTTGTAGGTAGTTGTTATCTTCATGCTTTATTCCTCATATCACGCCCACAGTACGGGCAGTAGTTGTATGGCGATATCTTATACTCTCTGAGACAGCGGTTGCATTGCATCATGTCTCCCCTGTATATCCATTCGCCATGATCTATCGGCTTGCCACCTGTAAGAAGATAATCAGCGGATACCCCAAGGTAGTTAGATAGCGTGAAAAGCACCTGTGCTGACGGTACGTTCTTACCGTGACTGTAATTGCTTATCTGTGCGCCTGTAAGCCCTGTGTCCTTAACGATAGCCTTAATGGTCACATTCTTACCGTCTATCGTCTTTCTTAGCATTTCAGGCAACTTATATTCCCTCATTGCCTCTATCCTCCTCATATAAGTCTGCCCAAGAGCGACTACACTTTCTACATATCTTGCTTATAATCTCACCACCTCGGTATTTGCAGGTCACACACTTGAACTCGCCTGTCGGGTTGTCATCAAGAGCCTTGACAGCAAGGTCAAGAGCCTCGGTGGTTTCTTTTCCTTCCTTTTCATTACATGTCCCGTCTTGTAGCAAATGTTCCCAATGATGAAGATGACGTTTCAAAACATCTTTTGCCTCAGATTTATTCATTCTCTACCTCCTGTTCTAATACAGCTTTTACTGCTGTCAATAACATATCCATTTTTCGTGCTGCGTCTGCAACACTTTTACGCCCTTTCAAATATTCTGTGAAGTCGTTGTAGCATTTGGTATAGCCGTCCACATATGCTTTGATCTCGCCCTCAGTTCGTCTATTCATTCTCTGCCTCCTCTATCAAATTCTTCGAGCAATTCTTCTAAATCAGAATGAACAGCCCCTAACGCCTGCAGGAATTCAGAGTCGCCATGATTCTGGATAATTACTTCTCGACTCGATTCGACAGCGGACATCTTCGACTTGTCGCCATAGAGATGATCATACAAGGAATAGAATGTCGCCAGCTTCTCTGCATTCTGATATGTTGCTGGACTCATTTCCAGCTCATCTATCGCATCAAGAAACTCATTCTTAGAGAACATCTCAATCCTGCTCCATCCTTCTGATGATCTTCTGGAGAGCTCTTCTCTCATCCTCGGATGATACTTCGCCCATCATGTCTCGAAGCATCTCGACCTTCTCCTCTTTACCATCGGCATATGAATAGCCTCTGCGAGAATATCTGCCACCTCTGCCTCTGGCATTAGAATATCCGCCCTCTCTGGAATACCTGCCCATGCTGTCTCTGCGAGCATTGCTTCCTCTGCCTCTGGCATATGAGTATTCGCTCATATCCATATCGGAATCGGCATAAGAATTGCCATCCTCGGCATACTCATCATACATAATGATCTTGCAAGTGTTCTTGATGGAATTGAGAAGTTTGTCGACTGTCTCCAGCGAGCCTGCTGTCAGCTCGCCTTTGTTGGCGATCTTCTTGACCTCTTCCGTGAGCATTTCCTTCAATTCATATAAACGCTCTAAGAGCGGATATTAGCGCCTCCGACTTAAACCTCCTCGATTGATATTTGATTAAGCGGAGCTTTTCTTTTCCGCCTCGGTTTATATGTTTTATCCAAGTCGTAAGCGCTCGCCGATAAAAACTCAAAATCTTTACAATGATTAACGCTTTTTGTCGTACTCTCTTTAAGCTCCTTATCGTGAGCATCGCAATAGATACCGTTACCGGTTAAAAGAAAAGCGCAATACTCGCAATATTGCCTCATAATTAAACCTCCTTTTTCTTAGGCTCCGTAATCTTGACATATCCGGAGCAGCCTTTTTTGATGATCTGTACTCTCTCCATATATCCGCCGTCGCTCTTATCCTTAAATAGCAAGGAATTCTGTGCTGTCTGCGAAGCTGCCAGATTTGCCCGTGTCCCCGCTTCGTCATTGTCCATAGCTATAATAAGGGGCTGGCTCGGCTTCTGGCTCTCCAGCCTGTCAGCGATTTCCTTTGCTTGTTTGTTTTTATCCTGCAGATTCATTCTCCATCCCTCCCAGCAATCCTTGCGAGCAATTCTTCTGTACTGATCTTCTTTATAGCAGTATTCGTAATGCTAACCGATGCCGCATCTACTGCTCGCTGGGCAAGACTCTCCTTGTCCTCGTTGATCGCTTCTCTGATCGCATTCTTCACCAGCTTGCGATACATTCTATAATCGCTACTGTATTCGCTTAGAACAGACTCTGCGATCGTCTCGGTTATGATCCTCTTAACCTCTGCCTCAATCTCCTTGTCCGGAATCTCAATCGTCATCTTCATTTTCTTTCTCCTTTCTTCTCATTCTCCTCAAAAGTTAGTAAAATAAATATACAAGCATCTGAATTCTACATCTCCAATAATCTCTGCATCATTGAGAGCTGTGAGATATCCTCTAATCTCCGCTCTGGCAAGATCATGCTTGCCTGTCCGCTTGCCCAAATCCTTGAGATTCTCCAGCCATCTCTTATGCTTCGGATTGAGATGCTCTACATAAAAAGCTGTTCCTCTTGTGTTTGCCATTGTTCTGCCCTCCTGCATTAACCAGTTATACCAAAACTCTACCTCTTCGATATTGCCGTTATATCCTGCGACCGCCGCCAACTCTCTTGCTAATT